TCAAGAGCACCAGAAAGAAGAATATTTTATATTGATGTTGGTAACTTACCAAAAGGTAAGGCTGAAGAGTATCTTAAAAACATCATGTCAAAGTATCGTAATAAATTAGTTTATAACGCTACAACAGGTGAGATTAAAGATCATGCAAAACAAATGAGCATGCTTGAAGATTTCTGGCTACCAAGACGTGAAGGAGGTAGAGGAACAGAAATTACAACATTGCCTGGTGGTGAAAACTTAGGACAGATTGATGATATTGTATACTTTCAAAAGAAATTATATAGATCATTAAATGTACCTATCAATAGATTAGAACAAGAAGCACAGTTTTCATTAGGCCGAGCTTCTGAAATTACAAGAGATGAATTAAAGTTTCAAAAGTTTATTGATAGATTAAGAAAAAGATTTAGTATGCTCTATATGGACATACTTAAAACACAACTAGTCTTAAAAGGTATTGTTACTGAAGAAGAATTTCATGAGATGGAAACTTTTATAAGAATTGACTTTATGAAAGATACACATTTTGCAGAATTAAAAGAATCAGAACTTTTACGTGAAAGATTAGGTACACTCAGAGAAATAGACGAATACACAGGCAAATATTTCTCCATTGATTGGATTAGAAGGCATGTACTTTTTCAATCTGAAAAAGAAATGGAAGAAATTAATAAACAAATTGAAGCAGAAGCTGAAATGGCGCCTGATGATGAAGAAGAAGTATAAAAAAATTTCTTAAGATTCGCTTTTTTATAAATAAATTCAAGGAGAAAAATTATGAGTATAGATGATTTAGTGATTGACTTGGCCGGAAATAAAATGGCAGATGCCAATAATAAATTTAGAGAGATCATGAGCCAAAGAGTAAATGATGCTCTTGATGCTAAGAAAATTGAACTGGCAAAATCCTTAGGAGTTCCTGATGAAGAGGAACCTGAAATAACAGACGTTGAGGATGAAGAAGAAATTGAAGCTGCAGATCAAGAAGATGAGGAATATGAAGATAATCTCGATGATGGAGCAGATGAATTTGAAACAGAAGAAGAAGCTGAGGTAGAGGAAGATGAAGACGTTCAAGGAGATGAGAACACACCTCAGTGAGGGATCTTATAAAGTTAAAGCTGATGAAAAGCTAGTTAAAAAGTTTAAAGTCGGCGGTAAAAAGAAGTATGAAGCGGTTATAACTAAAAAAGGCAAGTTTTTCACTGTTCATGTAGATGGCGATAAGCTGGATGAATTTAAAAGTGCAAAAGAAGCCGAAAAGGCCGCAAAAGAATTTACAGATTTGATGGGTGGATAGATGAAACTTATTACAGAACATACAGATCAGGAACTCAGTTATATAACTGAGAAAGATGAAAAGACTGGTAAGAAAAAACTTATCATTGAAGGCATCTTTATGCAAGCTGATCAGAAAAACCGTAATGGTAGAATATACACCAAAGAAGTACTTGAAAAAGCACTTGACAAGTACAAGAATGAACAAGTTTCCAAGGGTCGTGCGGTAGGTGAGTTAAACCACCCTGAAGGACCGACGATAAACCTTGATAAAGTTTCCCACAAAATTACTGAATTGAATTTTCAAGGTAATGATGTGATAGGAAAGGCCACTGTATTGAATACACCTATGGGTCAGATCGCACAAGGTCTGATTGAAGGTGGTGTTCAGTTGGGTGTGTCAAGTCGTGGTATGGGTAGTCTTGAACCTAAGAATGGTATTAATTACGTAAAGCCTGACTTTATGTTAAATGCCGTTGATATCGTTCAGGATCCATCAGCGCCTGGTGCTTACGTTAATGGCATCATGGAAGGTGTTGAATGGATATTAGAGAACGGTACATTTAAGCGTCAAGAAATTGAAAAACTCGAGACTGAAATTAAGTTAGCACCTTCACCTGCTAAGCAGATGAAAGCTTTCAAAGATTTCCTCTCTAATCTTTAAACTCGGAGGAGTAAAAAATGTCTAATGAAGTCCAAAATGAGGACATAGTTGAAGACCAACTCCAGGATGAAATTGTTGATGAACAAGAGGAGTCTATGGAAGAGGCATATCATAAAAAGCCAATAACATCAAAGAAACATCATAAGATGGATAAAACTGATGAGATGGCTGCCGACATGGAAGTCGATGGTGATAAAGCTGCTGCTCATGATGCAAAGGCCGCTAAGGCAAGTGCACCTGCAAAAGCTAAAGAGCCAGGAAAAGGTCAGGGTAAACCTGCACCTATGACTAAAATGGCAATGGTTAATGCTATGTTCACTAAAATGAATGGTATGAAAAAAGACGAAATGTCTAGAATGTACAATTCATATCACCCAGAAGGTGTAGAGATCGAAGGAGAGGCTATGGTTGAAAATAGCTTTGACGATGATCTAGATGCTCTCGTACAAACTGAAGCAACTCTATCAGATGGTTTCCGTGCAAAAGCGGAAGTTATCTTTGAAGCTGCTGTCAACGCAAAAGTGACAGAACATGTCAATAAGCTTGATGAGCAATTCAAAGAAGAGTTGGCTGAAGAAACCAAACGTATCCATGACGAAGTCGTAGACAAAGTTGATGGTTACCTAAACTACGTCGTAGAAAAGTGGATGGAAGATAATAAAATTGCGATCGAAAGCGGCCTACGCACAGAGATCTCAGAATCTTTCATTAAAGCACTACACGGTGTTTTCAATGAGCACTATATTGATGTTCCAGAAGAAAAAGTCGATCTTGTTGACGAACTCGCCAAGAAGAACGATGATCTAGAAGATCAATTGTCAAATGCCATGGAAGACAATATTAAACTTAAAGAGTCTAATGCAGAACTCTCTAAGGATTCTATTATCCGTGAAACTGCTTCCGATCTTTCTGAGGCACAAACCGAAAAGCTAAAGAAGCTTGCTGAAAGCACTGCTTATGATTCAGCTGATGACTATCGTCAGAAGATTGAAACTCTTAAGGAGTCATATTTCAAAAAAGCTGCTGAGGCAAAACCAACTGAAACAGTACAGCTTGATGAATCTGGAGAAACTCAAGAAGTTTCATCTAGAATGTCTGCTTACCTTTCAGCACTTAAACAGTAATAGGGAGAACTTAAATGTTTACTAGTGATAAACTTTTGGAGAAGTGGCAGCCTATTCTCGATAGTGAAGATGCACCTAAGCTTGTTGACAGGCATAGGAAAGCAGTTACTGCAACTGTTCTAGAAAATACTGAAAAGGCTCTTGCAGAAGAGCGTAATCATCAGGGTTTTCAACTAAACGAAGTTGCAGCTAACAATGTATCGTCAAATATCGATAATTGGGATCCAATTCTTATCGGTCTAGTTCGAAGAGCTATGCCAAATCTACTCGCATACGACATCTGTGGTGTGCAGCCAATGACTGGTCCAACAGGTCTTATCTTCGCAATGAAGTCTAGATATACATCACAAACAGGTGATGAAGCTCTATACAACGAAGCAGATACAGACTTCTCAGGAACAGGCACACAAGGTGGTGGTTCATCATCCTTGGTTGGCGATATTAACCCTCCAGGAACAACTGGTGAATCTTCTGCTGACACATCAGGTGGTGCGGATAACGTGGAAGACGCATTCGGTCTTGGTACTGGTATGACAACAGATGCTGCTGAAGCACTTGGCGACGGTGGTGGAACTAACTTTGCTCAAATGGCTTTCTCAATCGACAAAACTACTGTCACTGCGAAGTCAAGAGCGCTAAAAGCTGAGTACACCATGGAACTCGCACAAGACTTGAAAGCAATTCACGGTCTTGATGCAGAAGCCGAATTGGCTAACATTCTATCTGCTGAAATCCTAGCGGAAATCAACAGAGAAGTTGTTAGAACAATTAACTCACGCGCTAAGCTTGGTTCAAGACAGGCTGACATCACAACTGACGGTACTTTCGACGTAAACGCCGACTCAGATGGTAGATGGTCTGTTGAGAAGTACAAAGGTCTTCTTGTCCAGTTGATGAGAGAAGCTAACGTAATTGCAAAAGAAACACGAAGAGGAAAGGGTAACTTCCTAATGTGTTCTTCTGATGTTGCGGCTGCTCTTGCTGCTTCAGGCATGCTAGACTATACACCTGCAATTCAGGGTAATGCAGGCCTTTCAGTGGACGATACAGGTAGCACATTTGCTGGAACAATTTCCGGTGGAATGAAAGTCTATATCGATCCATATGCCAACATTGACTATGTCAACGTAGGTTATAAAGGACCTAACCCATACGATGCAGGTCTTTTCTATTGCCCATACGTACCGCTAACTATGGTACGAGCAGTAGGGGAAAATTCATTCCAACCAAAAATCGGTTTCAAAACTAGATATGGAATGATTGCAAACCCATATGCCGATCAAACAGGCAGCATTGGTGCAGTACGTACTAACCAGTACTACAGAATCACCAAGATTACAAATATCCTTTCATAAGATATAAGTAATAGTTTGAACTAGGGAGGCTTCGGCCTCCCTTTTTTTTGTCTTATAAATAATTACATGATTACCGGTTTGTCTTATGGATTTCATGATGCGGCTAAAACGATAATTGACTTGGAAGGTAATATCATATATGCCGGTCATGCAGAACGATATAGTCGTTTAAAGAATGATAAATGTTTACACCCTGATATGCCAGAAAACCAGGGTAAAGTTGTATATTATGAAAAACCATTATTGAAAAATACAAGGAGGTTGTATTCTGGCCAAAAATTAAAATGGAATGAGTGGAGATCTAAATCATTTCATCATCATTGGTCGCATGCAGCAGGTTCTTATTATACAAGACCTTTTGAAGATGAACCTGTTTGTGTTGTGATAGATGCAATTGGTGAATGGGATACGTGTTCAATATGGTATAAAAAGAAAAAGGTTTGGTCACAAAAGTATCCGTATTCATTAGGTTTGTTTTATTCTGCAATAACTCAGAGAATAGGACTAAAACCTCAAGAAGATGAATATATTACTATGGGTATGGCCGCGTTCGGAGAACCTATATATGATTTAGAATATTTACTTGATACAAATTTGCACAAAGGTTGCGGTAATATACTACCGAATGCGCGTAATGAAGATATTGCTTCTTCTGCACAATGGTTGATTGAAAAGAAAATAATTCAAATAATGCAGAAAGCAAGACAATATTCAAGAAGTTTATGTTATGGAGGAGGAGTTGCACTTAATTGTGTTGCTAATACTAAAATAACATATCTATTTGATAATATATGGATTATGCCAAATCCTGGTGATGCAGGAGCGAGCCTAGGAGCGGCAGCGGCATATTTAGATAAACCTTTAAAATGGAAGGATGTATATCTTGGAAACAATATCGATGTTAGTGTCTCACCTAGTCAAGTGGCTGGACATATTCTTCGCCATAATATTTCAGGTGTGGCTCATGGTCCTGCTGAGTTTGGTCCTCGCGCCCTTGGTAATAGGAGTCTTCTTGCTGATCCCAGGCGCGATATTAAAGACACTGTTAACAAAATTAAAAACAGGCAAAAGTTCCGGCCGTTCGCACCGGCAATTCTAGAAGAATTTGCAGACGAGTATTTTGAAGGACCTATGAACGAATACATGCAGTTTGTAAGTCAAGCAAAGCACGATTTATCTTCCGTCACGCACGTGGACGGGTCCGCACGCGTGCAGGTGGTGAAAAAAACATGTAGGTCAATATTAAGACCTATATTAGAAGAATGGTGGAGAATGACAAGATGTCCTATGTTGTTAAATACATCATTAAATGTCAAAGGCGAACCTATGGTAAATACATGGAAAGACGCCGAAAATTGGAGTAAGAAATATGGGATCAAAACTTATTAGTGCCGGTTGCAGTTTCACTGATCATGAATACTTTCGTTGGGCTTACAAAGAAGAAAAACCGAAGGATCATATATTTTGGGACGAGCTTCTTGCAAAAGATTTAGGTTTAGAACTTGTTAATAACGGAAAAAACGGAGCAGGAAGTGACAGGCATTTATATGATGTTGCTCAATCAGTAGCAAAATATGGTGATGATATAGAGGCTATTGTTGTAGGCTGGTCAATATGGGATAGATTTGCTTATCCTTATCCTGCTGGAACTGATCAAGTTTGTCCTCCTCATATAGGTGTTCCACAGTGGCCAGGTCACGTGTATGAAAGTTTTGAAAACTGTCAGAAACACTTGCCTTATCATTTACTCAAAGCATGTTTGCTTAGTACATTTAATGCAATGTTTCTTGTCACTAAACTCGCAGATTCTATAGGAGCTAAATTGTTAATAGCACAAATGCTAACACCTTTCACTACACATCTAAGCGCAACGAAAAACACAAATATGTTAGATAAAGATAAATCGCCTTTCTCACAGCTTCAAACAATATACCAAGCAACCGAAGAAAATCCAACATTTAAAATTTTAGAAAAAGATGAAAGACTAAAAGGATTCCCATTTATGAAAAGATTAGGTGGAACGCATATATGGGATAAAACAGTGCCAGAATATAAAAAATTTATTAAGTCTTTAGAAATAGGTAAACCTATTGATAGATTATGGACAGGCGCTAAGCCAGATGAAAAATCAATTGATACGCATCCTAATGCAAAAGGACAAGAATATATTTACATAAAACTAAAAAGATATTGGGATGAGTTGTATAAATAGAATAAAGAAGTGGTTAAAAAAGCAATGGACTATCCTTAAATGGAGGTTCAGAAAAGATGATGACGATAACGACGATCATTTCATTTATGACTAAGGATTAAGTATGCCATATCAAGCAACAGTAAATTTTACAGACACATATGTAGCACCACAGCAAGATGAAACTACATTTGTCAATCCATCAGGTTTTAGATTATTAATTGATAATCAAAAATATAAGAACGCTCAATATTTTGTACAAGTTGCTTCATTGCCTGACATATCTACAACTGGTGCACCTTTGCCTTATAAACAAAGAAACATCACTGCAATGC